GAAGCAACAGTAGAGTTGGCAAAGGAAAGAGGCAAGTGTGGCAACAGTGATCAAACATGGTATGGACAAGGAGTCTTCCCTTGGGAGCGTAGAGCGGACGGTGTTAATAAACTAGCAAACTTTAAGCCAGAATGCGATTGGGAAACACTTAGAGCAGAGATGAAAGAGCATGGTGTTAGAAACGCAACTCTAATGGCGATTGCTCCTGTAGAATCATCAAGTGTAGTAATCAATTCAACAAACGGTATTGAAATGCCAATGAGTTTAATCTCTGTTAAAGAAAGTAAAGCAGGGTCATTAACACAAGTAGTGCCTGACTATCACATTAAACGTGTAAGAAACTCTTATCAGTTAATGTGGGAACAAAAAAATTGTGACGCATATCTTAAAACTGCGTCAGTGTTAGCGGCCTATGTAGATCAAAGTATTTCAACAAATACATTCTATAATCCAGCACATTTCCCAGAACAAAAAGTACCTACAACATTGATTGCTAAAAATCTAATGCAGGCTCACAGTTGGGGATTGAAGACTTTCTATTATAGTCTTATTAACAAGGCTGGTGTAAAGAGACATGAAGTTGAACTAGCCCAAATCGCACAAGCATATGTTAATAATGATGTTGATTCATCATTTGAAGACGATGATTGTGAATCTTGTAAATTATAAAGGAATAGCATGAGCAAAGAACAATACGATTTAACAACCAAGACAGATTACTTGAACAGAAAGATGTTCTTGGATCCTGCTGGCCCAGTCACTATCCAACGATTTGAAGAAGTCAAGTATAGTAAGATAGCAAATTTTGAAGAAACAGCAAGGGGATTCTTTTGGATCCCAGAAGAGATTAGTCTGACTAAAGATTCAAGCGACTTCAAAGACGCCTCAGACGCTGTTAAACACATCTTTACGAGTAACCTGTTACGACAGACCGCCCTTGATAGTCTACAAGGCAGAGGCCCTGTACAAGTCTTTACTCCTGTTGTGAGTCTACCTGAACTAGAAGCACTGATGTATAATTGGTCATTCTTTGAGACTAATATTCACTCTCGTTCCTACAGTCACATTATCAGAAATATTTACAATGTCCCTAAAGACATCTTTAATACTATCCATGACACACAAGAAATTGCTGATATGGCAGCCAGTGTTGGACGCTACTATGAAACCTTACATCAACTTAACTGTAAGAAAGAACTTGGTAAAAGGGTTGATGAACATAAGCATCTTACAGCAATTTGGTTAGCCCTACACGCAAGTTATGCCTTAGAAGCATTACGATTCATGGTATCATTTGCTACATCATTAGCAATGGTAGAGAACAGAATCTTTATGGGCAATGGTAATATTATCTCGTTGATTTTACAAGATGAACTTTTGCATAAAGGTTGGACTGCATTTCTTATCAATCAAGTCATTAAAGAGGATGATCGTTTTCATTCAATCCAAGACGAGTGTGAACAAGAAGTCTATCAATTGTACATGGATGTTATCAGAGAAGAAAAAGAATGGGCTGATTACTTGTTTCAGAAAGGACCGGTGATCGGACTAAACGCAAACATTCTAAAAGACTTTGTAGACTACACAGCATTAGAATCATTGAAAGCAATCGGCATCAAATACAATTCTCCCGCTTCTAAAGTAAGTCCTATCCCTTGGTTCAACAAGCACAGCGACACTAGTAAGAAACAAACTGCTTTACAAGAAAACGAATCAACCAATTATGTAATCGGTGTCATGTCAGAATCACTTGATTATGACGCTCTTCCTGAGTTGTAAGCGACTGAAATATTATTTGACTGCTACAAATCGTATTAAATATAAAGATAACACAACTAACAAAAGGGGATATTTAAAAAATGAAAAAAATAGTATTAATTGTGGTAGTGGCAGTAGCACTACTTCTAGTATTCGTAGGATATAATAACAACGTTGGATCAGATCCAGTTACATTAGGATTGCAAGTAACCAACAAAAGCGATCAATCATTTGATTGTAACCAAACATATGCAGTAGACAAGAAAGATGTTACAACTACTATTGCTGTAGGTGAAACTGCAAACTTACAGTCTAACACACATGACCCTTCAGGAACAGTGACTACATGTTACATTACTCCACCTACATCAGTAGATAAGGCTGATCCAGCCAACGGTAATTTTGCAATGACATATGGTTACTGGGACAATTCAGCACATGTAACATGTGATAATGATTGTAACAAAGGTTATCCTACAGAATCTGTACACTATACAGGTAATAATTGGAAGTATACAGCAGATTTTGCTAAAGCACAATCAGAGCCTTTTAATTCAGTCGTAATTACAACAGGACCTAAAGATTGGGCGGACGAATAATGAAAGCAATAGTATGGAGTAAAGATAATTGTACTTATTGTGATCAAGCAAAAAAATTGCTAGAAGCAAAGGGTATTGAATTTGAAGAAAAAAAGATTGGACATGGTTACACACTACAAGACTTGTTAGAAGTTGTACCTAATGCTCGTACTGCTCCTCAAATCTTTTTAGATGAAGAATATGTTGGTGGATTTACTGAATTAAAATCAAAATTAGAGGGATAAGATGAATATAGCAGACTGCAAAAAGAATACCGTTTACACATTTAAACTAAGCAGTGGTGAAGAACTAATTGCGAAAGTAATTAATACAGACAATGATAATTTTATCATTGAACACCCTGTTTCATGTGCTCCTGGACCTCAGGGCATGGGACTTATCCCAAGTATGTTCACCAACGATCCGCAGTTATCCGTAACACTAAATACTAGTAGTGTTTCACTCTTTGCTGAAACTGAGACTTCAATCAGAGACAAGTACAGAGAAGCAACAACAGGTATAAAAGTACCAGACAAAAAAATAGTATTAGGATAAAACTACATGGCTAAATTAAGCCGCAAAGATGACAAGAATGATGCTGGTGGTGCGATTAAACGTGGCGCCGGTACTGTGTTTGCTAATGGCATAGCAGTAGGCTTACATGTCAGTGATATAACCCCTCACAACCCCAAACCAGATAAGATGCCACACAAAGCGGCCAAGACTACAGAAGGTAGTCCAACTGTGTTTGCAGAAGGTGTCGCAGTACTCAGAGTAGGTTCAGGTAATGATTGCGGCCATAAGATCAAAGACGGCAGTCCAGATGTTTTTTGTCCATAGGATAACATAATGGCAGATTCAGGAAAGCAAAGTCCATTAGGTCAAAACGTTTTAGCAGGCATTCTGCTTAACGATTGCTTGGAAATTAACAAACATGCTGAACTCTATATGGGTAAAAGTAAAGTTAATGCGTCTTACTATCCTGGAAGACTAGTCAACAACACTGTACTTCGTATGTTAACGTGGTCTATCAACTCTGCTTATACTAATCTATATGGCGCAAGTATAACAAACCAAACATATAAAAATCTCATATCAATCAGTGGTAACAACAACGAATGCTATGCACTGGGCAACTCAATGCCCCCTACGTATGTAATCAAAGATCCGTCGGGTGTATGGACAGACGATGCTGATCCAACCGCATCAAAAGCATACGAGTATGGAAACACAAACGGACCAGCAAACGCAGGCTATTCTGAAACAGGTGACGTTGATCAACAACAGAATGCTACATGGTGGGATCCGTACAACGATGTCACTGATCCTAACGTAGGTGTAACTCAATGGGGTTACATAAGACTTCATGCACTACAAGCATGGAACGAATTTAACTGGCACGGTAAGACACCAACAGAACTAAAACCTAGATACGAAGATTTTTGTAATTCTTTCTTACAAGCAGAAGGTTATATAAACGGAATAAATCCCCCTGTGTATGCGTCTGAAGACGCACAAACATTCGGTGAAGGGTCTTTTAGTAACATGAATGATCTTATTACTGCTGATGTTGCAGGAGTAAATCTATCATTACAGTCGTTTGGCACGGACCTAGAAAATCTAGGCAAATTGTTTGATCCTAGAAGATTAGATAGGTTTGGCTTCCCGTCTACCTTGTTACAACAATTGTATGATGGCGGCGGCGTCACAACCGACTTAAATTTATCACTTGCCGCGGCCGGACTTACTGCTAATGAAATTGCTAGAATATCATCAGGAAACATAGATTTTATAACACAAACACAAGAGAAAAAAATATACGGTGCATTCTTATTAGTATTTGGTCAAAACTTAATAAATTGTATTGGTCCGTTGTCTCCTGCTAGTATGAGCAGAGTAGCCACAGACCCAAATGTTGCAACATTAAGTCAACTGCGAACATTGGCAGATTGCCTCGATGTACAACGTTTGTTCCCTACATCATGGCCAAGTATGACAGTTCCATTATACAATGCTGAACTGGGATTGCCGACTAATAGTAAAACATACTACTTAATATACAACAATGGAAGCACTGGTGCACCTACAGGGTCAATCAATAGTGTCTTGGATAGTGTTCAAGTCAAGCAAAGAGTTGGAACTCTTGTTTGTGAAGGAACTCCCCCAATTAGAGACTCCGTGCTAGAAACAACAAGTGTAAATATTCCTGAAGGGTTTGATTCTTATTTGTTAGGTTGTGTACCCAAGAATACAGGTCTTACCGCAGGTGCATTTAGATATGCAATGTTACAAGTTACGAATATTACACAGTTAGACCCTCTTAGACTCAATTGTTTCAAAGGATTAGAACTTAACGAGAACAACGGCGCTGGTGCTGATGGCACAGGCACTGTCGGAGATGAACTAGCCAAACCTATTAACGCAGACTTACA